CAGGTGTTACAGACCTGACAAGGATTACAAACCTGGCAGGTTGGACATGCGGCTACCGAGCTTTGGCAAGTATTACAAGTTTGACAGGCGTTACAGTACTGACAGCCACCCTCTGTAGTTACACATAACTGACAAGAATTACAAGTCCTGCAACCTTCCTGAGCCGTATTACAATTCTGACACGTATAACATAGAGTACAAGCCATCTGTTGAGAAACGCATGTTTGACAACTATAACAGACATAACAGAAAATCTCCCCCAGAGTCTGTAAATCGTCAAGACCCACAATCTGGGTCTTCTCCTGTGTTGAATCCTTAATAATCTGACGAACTCTAAAAACCTTTGAGGTGAACTTACCAGTAGAATCTGCCGCTCTCTCTCTTGTTACTTTAACCTTTCTCGTAGGGAAAAGAGTAAATCCTTTTATCCCAAACGAAGAAGAGAATGCAGTAATCGGCCTAGAAACCATATCCAGCACACCCTCAGCAATATTCTCAGCATCAGATTTATTCCTCAAGAAAGTTGAAATGGCTAGGGTATCCCTAACCCCATATTTATATAAGACATCATAATTTGTTTTCTCCACAATTTTGTATTCTTGAGTTGTTGGGTGCTGGCCATACAAAACCTGAACTTTATTTCTAATCCAAGAATCATCTTTAATAACTTTCCAGTCAGCCCTGAAGTCTTCATCATACAATTCCAAAGTGTTTGGCTCAGTCGTAGGTTCATAAGCCTCAAACGAAAGCAAGCCATCCTCAGTTGGAGAAAAGAAAGCAATTATACTTCTACCAATAGTCTGAAGAACCTCTCTGGAACCTACATCTGTATCCAAATATATATCTAACTGAAAGGTCCTCAAAGTATCGGTACTTGTGAAAGAGGAAAGATTGAGGTCTGCATCAAGCCATCCCAGGTATGTCTTTAAAACATCCTTTGCTATTGTTGCACCTTTCTCCATTAGATTAGAAGAACCATCAACACAACCTTTAGCGTCAACCTCCAGGGTGTCTCCAGCCGCTTTATCAAACTTAATCAATAGAGTAAATTCTGCATTCGCCAAATCCGTAGTATAATGAGTTGTCGGAGTTAATGTAGTTCCATTCTTACGTATAGCAGTAAATTCTTTTATCGTCCTACTGCCAGCAATCTTCCACTTTCCCCCTTTTGGAGTCCCACCACCAGCCGTAGTATCAATACATGTTGGAGTAATTCCCGTCTTCACTCCATAAAAGAGAGGAATAGCTTTACCTTCCTTATCAGGGTCCATATTTGGATAATTTGAAATCCAATAATGGTCAACAGGAATCTGAGCATAACTACCCACTCTCAAATCCTTAACCGTAAACACAACAAGGTCATCAGATACAGAAAAATCCGAAATCAAACCAACAAAGAAAGTCTGGTATTCAGAATAAGGAAGAGCCTCTCCACCTATTTTGATAATCACCTTCCGATTCGACCAAATATAATCCTCAGAAGCCTTATCGAACCAGCCATCATTGTTAATAGAAAAACTACCAAAATTGAACTTATACATACCCTCAACAATATCATCAACTCCTAAATCAAGAGGGGGAAAACTATTCTGTCTAACCAAAGGACGATATTGAATACCATTAAATTCACAAGGTTCTGTAGCTATGTGTTTCCAGCAATACATCATCACAATATCGGTATTCTCGTCATCCGATAAATCCTGGCTACTCGGCCCTTTCACATAGAGAACCTGATTATATAAATCAAAATACCAACTACCAGCCGTAGCCTGAACCTCAGCTAGGCTGTCTTTCTCAGTCAACTGAACCCCATTGTAAGTCACAATATTAACAGAAACCTCATTACAAGTATGCCAGTATGCCCCACTACCTGAAGATGTCCAATCATCTCCACAAGCATAATGAGCCGATGGGTTTATCTCACAAAGAAACTTCAAACCAGGGTTAGGAAGTTTATATAATTGTTCCCAAGAATGAACTTCTTTTATCCTGGTCTCCTCTCCTGCCTCTTCATAACTGAGATAACCAGCAGGAGAGACAGAAGCAGAGACAGTTCCAGCTAACTCTTTTTTAATTTTAAGTTTAGCTAAAACTGAAGAAGAACCTCCCATTACACTACTCCATACAACTTTCTCTTTAGTTTCGATTTACCAACAACGGATGAACTTCCACCAAAAGAACCAACCAGAGAGGAAGAACCTCCACCTGGACGAAATGGATGAGGATAATCATAAATCTGATAATCCTCAGGCTGAGTACTATTTTGAAAGTCACGATATGCCCAATACAAAACCCCATTTACTAAAGCGTGGCCTGAATGCTCATCAAGAATCGTTTCATTATTCTGAAAAGTGCCACTCACACTTCTCAAAACCAACGTTCCATAAGTACCAGAGTCAGTATCTTTACAGATATAACCATTAGCCCCAGAACTCTGCCCAGTGACTTTGTCCCCCACAGTGAAGTTAGCACTCTGACCATCATAATCTAGTTTTCCAGAAAGCCGGTTTGAAACAAACCAATCGGCATTAGTAGAATAGAAATGACAAGGACTACTATTGTAAGTATTCCCCCATTCATATCCTCCTCTGGGTTGCCAAATAATAGGATAATCCGCAGGATATGAATATATAGGTTCATCATGAGCATCAATATCACCATCAGAAACTACCAAAGTATAGTTATAGGAAGATGGGCTACCCGTAATTGCATTATTAAAGAATAGTGCCCTCCCTCCTCTCCAATTTGTTGCATAGTCATGATACCCTTCCTCATAAGAACAAGCATCAATACCAATTTGATTCTCATAGATTTCCAGTTGCAATGTAGAAGAAGCCTCTCCCTCAGTATCTCGCGCTCCATGTCCATCTATCTGACCATGAGTAGACCAACCAAAATGATATAGATTATGCCTACTAACATATTTAGCCAAGTCAGCACCTTGTGTGCCATGCTTACATCCATAGAACTCACAATCCTCAATAAACAAATTATCTGCTGTTCCAAAGGCCGGATATTCACTGGGCCAGGTAGAACCATACAGCCCCTTAACGGCTACTCCATATCCTCCACTCCCATGAGTAGAAGGACTATAATTATTAATCATGTATTTAAAAAGACAATCCCAAACTACCCCATAACTATCAGTAACAACCCCAAAATTTTTATTGTGAAGATGAACATCATGAACATTAATATATTTATATCTCTTAGTCTGAATCGCATATCCAGTCCCAGTAGATGAAGGCCAAACGGGTGCATCAATATCTCCACTAGGACCTACACAGGTAAATCCATACATTTCCAGAGTGAAAGATTGGTTAACAGAACTATTAGAGGGGTTAAAAATAAAAAAACGATAACTACCTGAGGGTTGCCGGAGAATCGTAGCGGCTGACCCTTGCCCCCTTAAACTAATCAACTTAGTAGCAGGAACATAACAACAGGAAGTATAAGCAGACCCAGGTCCCGTAGTCCACGTATCATTATCCCCTGCGGGAAGGACCACAGTATCCCCATTAACCGCATTATTAATAGCCGTCTGCACATCAGTAGGATTCAAACTAGATGCCCATACTTCTGACATGTTAACCTCCTTACATTACATCTTCCCAAACCATTGTAACTCTTTGAAAAAATTCATCCATCCGTTGGTACTCAATCCCATTTCTAAAAATAACATAACTCATCGTTGTACTAGGATTATCAGAATCCTCAACAAAAACGAAAGGATACCGCTTCATCACATAGGACCAAACAAGTTGAAACTTAGCAACATCGGCGGCCATCACCTCATAAGAAACAGCCTGAACTCTGGTGTTATACCCCATAATTATATTTAAATACCCACCTTTTGAATATGACTTCTCAGAGGTATCATCATCCGTAATAGAAGCCCCATATTCATACCCTCTACTAATCTCCTGATACCTTCCTAAAATAGGAACCCCAAACTCGGCATACAAATCAGGATTAGTCCAATCCTGAGCAACTACCCGATATTTAGTAGCACTTACTTCCTCATAAAAAATAATTGCAGAACCATCACTAGCATTATAAGTAAAATCTCCCACATCTACAAAGCCACCCCCCGAATACCTTTGCAGTTTTAATGTCTGATAAGAAGCAGTAAGATTCAAACCAAACAACGCACAAAAATCAGTTGACACAGAAGATGCATCCCATGAATCAATCTCAAACCCTGCACGATTATGGATTCTCATATAGTCAGCAACGTAGGAATTAGAACCAGTGTCATCTTGAGAATCATCATATCCAATCTGGCCAGCTACACTATTTGCCTTGTTTGTACCTGTAGACCACTTCAAAGTAAAGTTTGACGGAGCCGAAATAGTAAACTTATTTGTCGTATTTGAATATGAACAGGTGTATGTCTGACCACCAACCGCCGTCATCTTCGACCCAATTTCTGTAGCCAAAGAATCAGCATCATAATTCCCTTCAGTCAGAATAGCCGCATGGGTAGTTCCATCATTGAAATCAATGTACTTCGTAGTTGAAGTTACAACCCAATACCCCCACCCAGACCCACTACCATACTTGGTTCTAAAAGTATAGTCAGTCCATATACTCCTCAAATACTCAGGGGGAAAAGAAGGATGAAAATCAGTAGAGAGAATACTAGATAGGACCGCATTCCTAGTGATTGTATCATAACCGAATCTGTTTTTCCCCATTAAAATACCCCATCTCCCATCACTTCCACATCCCC